ATCGGAACGCGCGCTACTAAGTCTCACAATACGGCATTCAAGCGCCTCGGCCTGGACGCGGTGAAGACCGCGAAAGGGATGCAGAAAAACGCGCTCAAGACGACGCTGGATGTCATCGAGAGAATTCAGGAACTGCCGGAGTGGGAGCGCATCTCGATAGCCTCTGCGCTGTTCGGTGACGAAGCTCGTGCATTGATGCCCCTCATCAACAACTCAACAGAGCTTCGTCGGCAGCTGGGATTGGTGGGGGATCAGGCAAACTATGCCGGTTCGGCGTTTAAGGAATACGTTACCCGCGCCGACACGACGGGTAACGTTCTCCAGATCCTCAACAACAAGGTGCAGGACGTGTTTCGCTCGATGGGCGATCGGATGCTGCCCACGGTCAAGGAAGCGGCTCTGGCCTTCGGGGAGGTGCTGGATAGCCTCGGGGAGCGCGTCAGCATCTTCGATCGCATGGAAACGGCAATCCAGGGGTTTGCCCAGGGGCTCGGCTATGGCGGCGTCCGTGAGGTCATTGAAGACCTTGGCGACCTTTTGTTCGGCAAAGTCGACGCAACGGCCGGTGACCAGCTCGGCCGGATATTCGCAAAGTCGAAGCAGTGGGGTCAGAGCATTCGCGACCTGTCGGCAGCCATCAAGGAAAACCCGATCGCTCAGTTCTTCGGCCAGCTTTCCGGCTACGGCTTCGAGGTCTTCAAATGGTCCCTGGGTATCACTGCCGTTGCCGTTGCCGTGCGTGGCCTGGCAAAGGCGCTGTGGCTGCTGTCTGGCGCGTCCGCCATCGTTGGGGCGCTGAAGGTTATTGGCGGCCTCGCGGGAATTGTGGGTGGGGGTGGCGTTAAGCCGCCAGTCGTGCCGCCGGGTGGGAAGCCACCAGTCGCGCCGCCAGCTGGCGGAGGCTGGCTTAGCGGTCTCCGCACCCTCGGTGCCGGTCTCCTTGGATTTGGCGTTTCGCAGACCCTTGGCATCGGCTCCAGAGGAACACCAGAGCAGGAGGCTGACATCCGGCGCCGGATGGAGGAGAGGGCTTCTCGTTACCGTCAGGAGACCTCCAGTGGGGATAAATACGCCGAAGAGGCAGAAGCTGCGCGCAAAGAGCAGCAGGGCCTCAATGTCTTTGGCGGGGTGCAGGACCTGCTCAACCGCGTACAGGGCAGCCTGACGCTTCCTGATATCAGCTACCCTCCGAAGTTGCCTCGCACAATTGGCACTGAGGCCATCCGGCTCGACGATGCAAGCGTTCAGAGCATCCGCCAACCTGCCGGCGTGCAGGAGGTCATCGTGAAGAACCCCGCTCCTAATCCCAACATCAACATCAGCCTTGGCGGGGTCCACGTCCACGGGGTCACTGATCCTGATGCGATTGCCAATCAGGTGTCTTCACGACTTACCCAGCGGCTACGGGAAGAGATGGCGGGCCTTCAGGCTGACATGGGATACAGGGTGGCCTGATGCTGTACTCTATCGGCTCTCTCATGCTCGACACGCGGCCTTTCAGCGTGGACGACATGTCACGCAATGCCTCGGCGGATTTCGCACAGAAGCCCCTTATGGGCACTATGCAGGGCAAGGAATTCATGGGGGAGGGTGAAGACCGCATCACTCTCTCCGGGCAGCTCCTCCCGTTCAAGCTGGGTGGGCTGACAGAACTAGAAATGGCGCACAGCTTCCGCGTGTCGGGGCAGCGTCTTCCTGTCTTGCGTGGAGATGGGAAGCGGCTGGGTTGGTATGTCATCGAAAGCGTCACCGAACGCCACAAGGATCTGATGCGTGATGGGGTAGGCTTCTTCGTGGAGCATTCCATCACTCTTTCAAAGGTCTCTTCGGAAGGTGCTTCCCCAGCCATCATCGGCACCATCCTGTCGCTCTTTGGCATCGTGGAGTAGGTTATGCCTCAGACATTCCAGATCAACCGCGAAGGCATGACGGTCGAGCTCCTGCTTCACCAGGCCTACGGTGTCCAAGGTCGCTCACTCCTGGAAGAGACGCTGGCGAAGAACCCGGGTCTCTCCGCTCTCGGGCCCTTCCTGCCGCTCGGAACCATCCTCACCATTCCTGACAGGCCGGCGAGAGATGCTTTCGTCTATCGGCCTGTCGTCTCCCTGTTCGGTTGACGTGCCATGCCTTGGGTTGTTGACTGGCGTGTCGTTGTGGACGGGCAAGACCTCACGTCCGCCATGCGCCCCTACCTCATATCGGTGTCCGTGTCCGATAAGGACGGTTCGGCCAGCGATAGCTGCAGCCTTGCCTTCGACGACGCCGGTGGACAGGTAAAGCTCCCGGCTGAGGGAGCAATGGTTCAAGTCTACCTGCAAGGGGCGCTTGTGTTCACGGGTAAGGTAGACAGCGTTCGATCCTCCGGTTCGCGGGGCGGTGGTCGCACTCTTGCCGTCACGGCCAAGGGGTTCGATGCGAAGGGTAAGGCGAAGGAGCCTCAATCGCATCACATGGACGATGCGACACTGCAGCAGTTCATGGACAAGGTGGCTTCCAATGCCGGCCTCTCAGGCGTGAAAATCGATCCGGTGTTCGCCAAAATGATGCGGCCTTACTGGTCGGCCGAGGGGGAAAGCTTCCTGCACATCGGGCAACGTTTGGCGAGACAGCTTGGTGCGACGTTCAAGATACGGGGCGACCAGGCAGTCCTAGCGAAGCGCGGGCAGGGGACCACGGCTGCGGGCGGGGCCATGCCTACCGTCATCGGCAGGGTCGGCGGTAATGTCATCAACTGGTCCATCTCGCCCCTGACCGGCCGCGCCAAATACTCAAAGTCCAAGGTCCGGTATTTCGATCGCAAGACAGCGTCATTCAAGGAAATCGAGGTGGAGACCGGAATTGAAGCCGATGCAACTGACGACGTTCAAACGCCTGCGGCCGATGAGGATGAGGCAAAGGCGATTGCAGAAGGCCGCAAGACCGAAAGCGAGCGGGAAGGCGGCGAGGGAACAGTCGAGCTCGACCTCGAAGTCACGGCACAAGCCGAAGGAACGTTCGTGCTCACCGGAGCAAGACCCGGCGTCGACGGCACCTATAGGATAGTTGGTGTTACCCACAAGGCGGATCGCGGCGGAGGTTCAACAACCTCCCTTGACCTGAAGCAGCCTACTGGAAGTGCAGGCAGGGATGACCGGGAGCCCGGGGAAGACGGAAACGGTTCCGGCACCAAGGGGGAAGCGGCTAACTCTGGGGCCGGTTCAGATGGTCCGGCATCATCAACGTCAGAGACGTTCGTTGACTACAACCGGCGCTATGGCCGGACTGATGAAAACTAAACTGTTCAGCGCGCCGTGATCAGAGCCGCAACTTGCAGTGACCCGTCCGTCAGGGCGAGGACCGGAGCCGAGACGGCTACTATAGCAATGACGACGCATGCGACCATCTTTGCCCGTCTTATCCGGCGTGTTCTCACGCCTGACCAATCATACTGCATTGCCTGATCCTCATGATCCGAACCGCGCCAACAGCGGCGGGTAAATTAGAAGGCCCTCATTCCTCCGCAAGACTTGCGCGGGGCTGACCATCCGAACATCAGGAGAGAGAAATGAACCGCAACTTCGAGCGGGCGCTAAAGCTCGTCCTCATCCATGAGGGCGGCTGGGCTGATCATCCGAAGGATCCGGGCGGCGCTACGATGAAGGGCGTGACGCTTGCTACGTTCCGGCAATTCGTGAAGCCGAACGCAACCAAGGCAGATCTACGGAATATCACCGACCAGCAGTTGGCCACGGTTTACCAGAAGCACTATTGGGACGCGGTGAAGGCCGATCAGCTTCCGGATGGTCTCGACTACGCGGTCTTCGACTACGCGGTCAACTCCGGACCGACCAGGGCAGCGAAGCACCTGCAGGCGGTTCTTGGTGTCCACCAGGATGGGATCATTGGTCCCGCGACACTGGCGGCAGCGAACCGTCAGCCTGCTGTCGATGTGATCAAGGCTCTCTGCGCGAGGAGGATGACTTTTCTTCGCAGTCTCAAGACCTGGCCCACGTTCGGGAAGGGCTGGGAGCGCCGGGTCACCGGGGTTCGGACAGAGGCGCTTGCAATGTCGATAGCGCCCGATCCTATCCCGGCCCCGCGGCCCGTGCCTGCCTCGCCTGTGAATGACAATAAGACCGCACCAGTAGTTTCAACGGTGGCGAAAGCTGCTGTTGCAGCCTTCATCGCGACCCTGGCTGCTGCTGGCGCGTGGCTCGGCGACTTCTTCGGAGAGTGGTTCTGATGAAAGAGATGCTCAAGAACGTCGGCAAGACGCTGGCAAGATGGCGGACATGGGTGGTGAATGCCTTGCTCGCCTTCGCCGTCATCGCTCCGGAGGTGCTCAATTCACCGGAGATCCTGGCCATCGTCCCTCAAGAATGGCAGCGGTACTTCCTCGCGGGCATCTTCCTGCTGAATATCTGGATGCGTCCGCGGCCGGCGGTGCTTCCAGGCGATCCGGAAGTGCAGATCAAGAAGGAATTGCGGTGATGCTGGGCCTGCTTGCTCATCCCCTCGCAAGGGCTATCGGCGGCCTTGTGGTAGCCGCTCTCGTCCTCTCCGGCGCATACGTCTACGGCAAGAGCGTCGGCCGTCAGGAGGCCGCTCTAAAAGCGCTCCAGCGCTCTGTCGAAATTCTCCGCGAAAGGAACCAAACCGATGATGAAGTTTCTGCTTCTGATGCCGCTGATCTGTGTGGGTCTATGGGGCTGCCCGAGCAAGACCGTCTCGAATGCGTGCGACGGCTGGTCGAA